CTTTGATGGAGACCACCATTGAGAACAAACGCGACTATGTGTCGACTAGGAGTAGCACCGTTAAATGCTACAGTGAACAACCTTTCCCCATTTATTTGGATTCGGTCGATTTGTTATCATCGACCTACCATCTAAGGAAGGAAACTGTTCAAAAGGTCATCTTAGTGTTACAGCGCATAATCGAGGCATGTCAAATTTTTGGCCTGTGCGATTGTCCGTACACTAGGGCATCCTACACTGTTGTTAAAGGCAGGGTATTTTCTAAGGTACAACTTGGAAACATTAGATCATTAATGGGATGTTTTAATAAGCATGTACATACGTACTGTGATCTCGTTGCCCGGATGGGAGAGCATAGTTGGGTTCCCATTTTTAAATGGAAATTCGCGGCTTTCTTTTCTTTTTATAGGTTGCAAGAGATCCCCCCTTGTCCTTTTGAAGGATATAACAAAAGGACCCGACGAGTCCTCTCGCCTCATACTCTCATGGGTGGGATGGTACACGATTGGATGGGGATGCTCAAAGCGTATCAACCGGAAGACTTTTTCGTCTTGGCGGATACCGTTCTTCAATTAAAGAAGGTCATGCCACGTGTTGACCAGGAACTTGTCGATCTTAGTATTCAGCAAACTGTTGAATCTTTGACGACTGAACGTGTTACCTGGGAACCCGGTCCCGAAGAGATATTTGATCTTGATATTCCCTGTGAATTATTCACAAGGAAGAACCTTGAACAGGAAATCGATAGGACTGTTGAAGAATTGTTTAGTCACACTAGACTCGATCCTGAGTCGTGGGTGGAACCATTCTTTCCTTCAACATCGGCTAATTATATTAGATCTCGGAAGAACGGAGGAGCTGTTGGTGAGATTGTAGGGGATCCTGACTTCACACCTTATTTGGGGGGCGAAAGCTCGCTTAATTTGGGCGTCAAGTTGGTGAGTTTATATGAACCTAAGTCTTGGCATTATGGTAAGTACGCACAGTCTGAAGAGATCCATTATCAGCAGCAAGCCGATTTAGGACAGCCAGTCTGTGAGCAGGTACCGACTTTGGTGATAGATGATACAGATTATAAAAAGCGATGGGAGAACTTTTACTGGAAAGTGTTCGGTAAGTCGCGGATGGAGTTGCCATACGTGACGCCTGTTGGACTTTGTGAACCTCTGAAAGTGAGGGTAATTACGAAGGGTCCTCCTTATCTATATACAGCTTTGAAGCCAATGCAACGTTTTCTTTGGCGACAACTCAAAAACCATAGAGTGTTTTCACTCATAGGTCGTTATGTCACACCTTGTGATATTGATGATATGATGTCGTTGAATAAGCTTCATCTTATGGAAGTAAAGTTGTTGTCCGGAGATTACAAGGCTTCTACTGACAATCTTCATAGTTGGGTTTCAACAAAGATTGTAGATAAGTTGATGGATGTGTTGGAATATAACATGTCTGTCGAGGACGATACAAGCTTTCCTTTATACTTTATGAAAGACCTCCGTGAAATGATGCATACGGCTCTCACAGGTCATATCTTTGATTTTGGTGATCAAAAACGAAATCAGAGAGGTGGTCAGTTGATGGGTTCTATTGTGTCATTTCCCGTGTTATGCATAGCCAATGCAGCCCTGTGTCGTTATGCGATGGAGCTCAGCGAAGCTTATGATCTTCGGTCTATTGGTCCGTTAGTGCAACGGTCACAAGGGTTGGGTTATCCAACCGGATGTGATCTAAGCCTAACAGACCGTGACCAGAAGAGAAGGCAAGCCCCGCTTCTAGTTAACGGTGATGACTGTCTTATGTGTGGCACCTTGACCCTTAAAAGGGTTTGGGAAGTACTTGGTCGAGTAATGGGTTTAGAAAGCTCTCTCGGTAAGACTTACTGGTCATCTAGTTTCTGTACAATCAATTCGACAATCTTCGAAAGGAAGGCCGGAGAGGATGGTTGGGTTGAACGGAAATATGTGAACCTGGGATTATTACATGGGCTTAAGCGCTCCATGGTCTCAAGTTCGCATGAGCCAACACAGAATGCTGGTAATCTCGGTACAATCTGTCGTGAATTGAAGAGATCTTGTCCGGAACGATATTGGCCTCATGTTAAAAGACAATTTATACGCTATAATAGCGAAAAATTGAATCTTTTTTCTAAAGCCGCACTACCCTGGTTTTTGCCAGAGTGGTTAGGTGGAGCGGGCCTCCCTCGTGACGGAGAATTGATCTCGGAAACTGATCGTAAGATTGCGTCAATTATAAGGAAAAAATATGCTGAATTTATAACCCCACCTTCGGTTGAGGCTCATTGGAAGATGCATCAGTTGGTCATGAAACGAATTGAAGAATTCGGTATTCAACGAACAAACTTTACAAAATCAGATAATGGACCTCTCAAAGAAAGTTGGGAGAAAGCATACAAGTACCTTACAGTTGACCTTTTATTAACTTCTCCTTTTGAAAAACTCATACACGGGCGGCACTCACAACCAGATTTTCATATTAAAATGAATTCCCGATTGTGGAGGGAAGCGCGTGGGATCCTGTCGTCCAATATTGAACCTTTGGACGATGATGAGATCGAATACGAGAAGAGAGATTTTTACTTCCCTTGTGTACAGGAAGTAATTACCATCGTTAACAGTGGTAACCAAGGAATATGTTAGCATGTGAAGGAAAACACGGAGTTTTATAGGGAAAGTCGGACGCACTATGTGACAAAAGAAATTTATCACTTATATTGTGGACCCTTGCG